AGTTGAAGTTATTTTTTCTTCAACTCCTTTGCCGATTTTTTTGCCGATTTCAAAAATCGAAAATCGGCAAAATCTCGGAAAATCTTATCTATCCGCATGGTTGTGCCATTTTCACTTAACGTTAAATTATCGTAAGTAATAAAATATGCGTTTATATAGTTTCATACACTTGTATTATCATTGGCGTATTTACGCCATTTATTGAGTAATTCTATAATTTTATTTACATATGTTTTTATATACTTTTATACGTCTTTCCCGCAATTAGGGCGGAAAAAAGGACGGAAGTTTTGAGGATGTATATGGTTATGGTAATGATAAAATAAAGGCACTCACGTTAAATTGTGAGTGCCTTTGATTTATTTTGCGACCAATCCGACGGCAAGGATTCCGGCAGCTATGGCCCAGGTGTCACGCTGCTGTTTTAGTCTGGACTGTTTTTTCGTCATCTCATTGATTTGACTGGTCAACATCTGCAAGGATTCGTTCTGCCTCTGCAAGTCGCTGTTGGCTTGCGTCAATGAGCCGTTGGCTGTCTGCAATGAGTTCTTGGTTTTCAGCAGCTGTTCGTTGGCCGCTGCTAATTGTGTCTGTAACGTCGTCGAGTTGCTGCTCAGCTTGTCTGATTTGCTCTGTAGCTGTGCTAATGTTGTCTCTTGCTCTTTGATTATCGTCTGTAATCGACTGTACTGTTCGGCCGACATTACGATTTTCCCGGACGGCCTGTTTGTTGTAGTGTCGGCACACCAGCCAGCCGCCGGCAGTAGCAACAATAAGCAGCAGGATACAAGCAATGATAAGCGTTTTATTTCGTCTGGCAATGATTTCGACCTCCTCTTTTCGCGGCAGATACAAGGGATCACCTCCTATTTATACCATTCGTTCATATCCAGGTCATAATTCCAGCCGTCGATCCGGTCCGTGCTGGTGTACTGCCAGCCGGCCAGCGGCAGGCTGCAAACTTCGCCGTAATCGCAGGTAGGGTTGTACTGGTTATACCAAATTGGGACGTAGTCGGCCAGCTCATTGGTTGCGATGTAATCCCGCAGCGCGTAATAGCCGGCATAGATTCCGGCAGCCTGGCCAGCGGCATTTAATTCAGAGATGAACGCAGAGCAGCGACCCGTTGGATCATCTACGCCAGTCAGCCAATCGACCGGAGACGGCAGGCTTTTCGGATCATCTTCGATATCGTACCAAATGCCAAGAGGCGGGGTTTCTCCGCCGAGCAGGTTAAGCATGGCCTGTGCTTCGCGGCGGGCATCGTCCGGGGTCCATGCGTGAGTATAGCAATAGACGCCCCAAGGCAGGCCGCGCTGCCGACATTCCGCGATGAAATCGTACACACAGTCTGTCGGGTTCGTGCCGTTGAGAGCTTTAATGATTGCGCCTTTGACGCCCGCTGCGACGAGATCGTCAAAGTTAATCCCTTCTTGCCAATCGGAAATATCGACTACTTTCATATGTACGCCTCCTATTCTACGATATACCAGTCATCGCTAAGCATATCTGCCTGACTTGCCAGCCAGCCGAGCTGTACACCCTGATTACCGACAAATGCAATAGCCTTATTGCCCATGGTATTGTGCCCTACATTGATTTCATTCCCGTTATGGTCAATATAGCTGATTCGTACGGCTAATTCGATGTACTGTCCTTTGCCATTCCAGTTATGACGCGATACTTTCTGCCCAGTCTTTAATGCATCCAGCGCCTGTCCAAATGTCATATCATGAGTCAATTCGTGATATGCTTTTTCAAATACATCTTTAGGGCTCCAGCTGATATAACCGTCAGGATATACGACCCGATAGCCGTCTTCTCCAATAGCGTGTTTCCCCATTTCTTTCCATACTTTGCATGGCTCTGCTTTAATTACTTTCGTGCCGATATATGTTTTCATATCCTTCTCCTATTCTTCGATGGTTTCTATGCCATATTCGTGGGCCAGCATGTTTTCTGCTTTGCAGCCGCGATAGTTTCGCCAGTCGCCGATGAAATACGCTACGTCGGCCTGCGACAAAATCATAATGGAGCGAGCCAGGAACCATAAAGGTTTTGCATTATGAGGCGCCCCCTGGAAGAAGCTGTCCAAGACTTTTACGTCTTCTTTCCCGTATTTTTCCCTAATCGTCTGTACTGCCCGGCAGCGTTCCATTAAAATCTGTTCGTCTGTTTTATCTACCATTGGCTGGGAAATAAATATTTTAATTTCTTTACGTGCGGTTTCTTGCATCGTTCTTTACCTCCTTCGATACGGGCATCGTGCCCGGCGCCGAATTGAAACGCGAGTCCATGCCGTACTTAGTCCAGGCTGCTTTTGCCAGACCTACAATGCCGGCCAGGCCGCCGGCTACGGCCGTAACCCCAGACCAACAAGACATTAATTCAAAATGCGTGCCCCGCAGCGCGTTCGACCAGTAGCCAAAAAGCCAGCTGCATAAGATGAGGCATAAAAACGTCATCATAATGACAGACAAAATGATGACCAGGGCCAGCCAGTTTTCCTGCGCCCATTGTCCGAATCGGACTATCCTGTCCATAGCATCCCTCCTAGTGTCGGAGCCAATCGACGATAAAAGAAACGACGCTGCCGATGAACCCTGCAATGATATACATGCCATTAATACGGTGATGAGCCGAGCGGCCGCGCTGATCTGCGACGATAGCCAGTTTCTGCGTTTCCTGGAATTGCTCTTCCAGCTTATGTAGCGAGTCCATCGCCTCTTTCAGCTGCGCGTCAATACGTGCCATACGTTCTAAAACTTCGACTTGAAAGTCATGTTCACTCATACGCTAACTCTTAAGATTTTCTTGACTTCGGTTTCCGTATAGCCAAGCCTGATTAGTTTACAGTTCGGGTCGATTTTCTTTTCGTACTGGTATTTTGTATTTGTCTGATTATCAACAACGACTTTATGTGTGTCATCGCTCGCGCCGGTGTCCGTCGTGCCCATGTTGAACCATTCATACATCGTATCCAACAGGGCCTGATAGACCGGCTGCCATTGTTCCGCCGGAAAATTAGCCCGGACATACTCATAATCTTCTTTTGTGTTTAATGCTGTTGGGAATCCTACCATAGTGACCTCCTATGTAAATGTATAGTAGTTGTGAATCTTCTTGATTGATGCTTCAAACGGCAGCATTTCTTTAAACTGGTCGAGCTGTTGTTCTAAAACGGCGCTGTTCGTAAAAGTGACGCGGAGTTCATCATTTAGTTTGAATTGTATTTCAACGCAGGTTTTGCCCTGAACGGCGCGTGACTTTAGTTTTCGATACGCTACCACAATGATTTTCTTATTAAAAAGTTCGCTTATTGTGACTTTATCACCCTCCAGTCCTGCCTCTTCTTTCGCAAAATCGCTAAACTTGTTCATAGGCTTTCACCTCTTCCCATAGTTCATTAATGTGATTGGCCATTGTGTAATTGTGCGCATTGGCATGTTGTATCCATCCTTTCGCGCTGGCTATTTTAGATTTAGCCGTTTCCGGCGTAATCCGGCCTTGCCTCAAAAGATGCATTGTTTCACGCAAATGACGTTTGATTCGTTTTGCCGTTCGTTTGCGTACAAGGATATACCGCGGAAAATGACGATATCCCAGAAAGTCGACGCCCTGCGACGTGGGGAAAAGCTGGCATTTACTCAGCCTAAGCTTTAGCTGCTTATCCAAGTATTCCGGCAGCCATGCCCTTATTTTTCGCAGTTCATCTTTATCATTCGAGAAAAAGCAGAAGTCGTCACAATAGCGGATGTAGTCTTTGAAATGCAATGTTTTCTTGACGTATTTGTCAACTTCATTCATATAAAGATTTCCAAACCATTGAGATAAATAGTTCCCAATGGGGACGTTCGTTTCTGTGTGGGTGCTGTCGATGATTTCATCGAGCAGTGCCAACAGTTCCTTGTCTTTGATTTTATGCCGGATGATTCTTTTTAATACGGCATGGTTGACAGATGGATAGAATTTGCTAATATCGCATTTCAAACAATATTTGTTCCGCCGCACCATTTCCATACAGCGAGTGCTTCCTGCGTGCTGCCCTTTCCCTTTTCGGCAAGCATAGCTATCTTTTATCATGAGCTTATCAAAAATCGGTTCCAGTACATTCATGACAGCATGATGCACAATCCGGTCCGGATAGAATGGCAAAATATAAATTGTTCGCTCTTTCGGCTCATGAATTCGTTTTGTTTTGTAAGGTGCTGTGTGATACGTTCCTTGCTTTAGTGACTCTTTTAGTTTCAGCAGCCACGGCAGTGGGTCTTTGTCGTACTCTTTTACCGCACGCTGCCAATGTTTTCCGCGTGCAGACCTGCGATATGCTTCTTGTAAGTTAGCTAATGTGGTGATTTTATCAAATAGGTTTCCATATCTTTTCATAAAATTTAGGCAGGCTGGCTTTCGTTTTGCTACTAACCAGCCCCTCCTCCCGTTGTGTATTTTGGCATATGCCAAGGCTCATGCATCCAGCCGAGGGATTTAGGCTAGACGCTTTTCATTCCCCGTATCAGACGTGCCCCGCCCCGCGTTGTTGCCATTACGGTTAGACGACAAGTTATTCAGATTGACCGAGCGCGAGCCGCACGACGACCTGTCGTCCCAATTACCGCCAACCAGCGCACGGGCGATGCATGAGCCTTCTATAAAACCGTCATAGACGGAGTATAGACTGTGGATAACTTTTTATTTTTTTTAGCCGGCGACTTGCGAGCCGTCGACCCATGCGGTTAGAGGCCTGCGGCCCTCGGCTCAGACGCGCCCCGCCCCGCGCCGCCGCCATAACGGCCAGACGACAAGTCAGCCAGAGCGACCGAGCGCGAGCCGCACGACGACCCGTCGCCCCAAGAACCGCCAACCAGCGCACGGGCCATTACGCCATATGATTTACCATAGAGATTCATTGCACCATCAATAGTGACATTTGTTGTGCTGCGGCCGTCATCTTGCCATCCGTAGCCGTATAGCCAGTGATTCCCTTGAGCACTCGACGTTTGGTCGGCACTTCCTGGGCTTCCCTGCATGTGTTGATTCGTCGTATCCAAGTAATAGTTATTCGGGTGCCCCTCAAGATTAGAGGTCCATTGCCACAAAACGCCGCAGCAGTCTTCGCAGCCGATGTTTGATATCATCCTTCGTCCGGCTGTATCGGTATGTCCTCCTGTTGTATTCGGGTCCGAGCTGCCGTTGATATTTGTCATTTCATTAGATCCTTTCGCAAAGGCAACGAAGGCATCACGGGACGGCAAATGTTTATTGATTTTCGCAAATTCTTCGACAAATAATTCGCCGTGAAAAAGTTTTGAGGATTCGCCATCGCAGATGACGCCGCCGTATGCGGATACCAGGGCCGACCCATTCCAGGAGGCTAAGTAAATATCAATCCATTCGTGACCGTCCCAGACCATGCCTTCCGGCGATGATACAGGCCGGTGCCGCAAATCCCAAACACTGGCCGGTAGAATGTCCCCGGCGACGTACCCGGATAAAGCATGTCCGGAGATTTTCCCTACGTCGGCGCACTCACAGTGGAAGCCGCCGACCTTGCGGGAGTTAGATGCCGTATATCCTGTCGGGACGGTAGAATTGGCCGATAATACGATTTTAGGCACCGACGTGTCCGACTGGCAGGCGTAAATATAGAAGTCTTTCCCCTTCCTGTTGGCTGCCGTGGCGTAGGTGCTGTTGTCCCAGGCCGCAGTTTTTGAAATATCAATCGTGCTACTGCTTTCCTGGATAAAGCCCAGATTCCCGACGTTGACATATAAATGGCTAGGAACCGTCAATGTTGTTTTTGTCCCTTTAAAGCAGCTGTCACGCATATAGCAGACTGGCAGCGCTGCAAAGGATCGAGAGATTAATTCTGTCGCCGTGACCTTTGTAATCGTCGCTGTCTTCCCGGTTAGTGTTTCAATGGACGCTGTCGTCCCCGTAATCGAGTCAATCGTTGCGTTCTTCCCGTTGAGGCTATCAATTTCAGCGCCGCCCCAGTGCTTTTCAGACGTGCCCAGGCTGCCTTCGCCCGTTGCTCTTGGTACAATGTTTCGTGTTGCCATTAATTACCCTCCCTATGATATGATGATGCGCGGCATGATATCGCCGTTACTGTCCAGCTCAAAGCGCGATGAATACGTTGGACTGGTAGTAGGCATCAGGTTTCCGACTTCGTCGATTTCAAAGAAATTTTCTCCGTCAAGTGTAACTTTTACCCAGTATGCCGATGACGACGGAATCTCTCCTTTTACAGTTGTTCCTATACACCGATACGTATTCCCATCGGTATAGGCTACGACGTCTGGATATGAATAGGTAGTAGCGGCACTCCATGCCCGCGCCGTCGCGGCAAATGCAGTGGCTGAGTAGTTGCCCGCTTCCTTCGCTTTTTCTGTTGCAATGCCCGCTTGTTTGGTGGCTTCTTCCGCCTCCGCCGTAGCTTTTACAAATTCTGCCGCAGCTTGCTTCGCTTCGTCGGCCGCCTGTTCTGCATAAATTAATGCCAAGGCTGCCTGTTTCGTGGCTTCCTGCATACTAATAGGCACCAGGTTAGCTCGATAAATTGTTTCTTGCAGCATCATGACAATCCAGTCCATGCCCTTTTCGATGAGTGCAAAGGGCAGTTTGTCCGGCAAGTCGATATTGTTTTGCAGCGGCGTTTCACGCGAAAGTTTAATTCGCATCGACGACGTTAGGGGATTTCCCTGAACGGGGTATGTATAGACATTTTCCGTCGCGTCGAATTTGTAGTTGCTGGTTATTTCTGTCTCCATTCCCGTTTCGTCGACTAAGTAGCCGTAAATGTCGTCGCCGTCTCGATAGGGATAGGGAAAGGAAAATTTGGTCTGCTTCCCGTCCCCGCGATAGGTTATGTTAACTTCTGTCGCTTGAATCATTCTTTATCCTCCTTCCGCTTCTTTTTCTCTTCCTGCTGCCGTTCTTTGGCTGTCTTATAGCGACGGTCAAAGATCACGGCATTAGCCAGGGCCGCGACGCTGCGGTCCGTGTCCATAATGCTAAAGCGCATGAGCGCCCAGAAGCCGTCCGTCAGGGTGTCGGAAAGTCCGACGTAGCGGTTGAGTGCTCTGGTAGCGGCGCGGGCCACATCAGTGGCGTCATTGTTCTTTGATTTCGCAGCTTTCAGGGCTTTCATGCCTTCGTCCAGTGCCGAGACAGCTAAGACGTTGCCGCTGTCGTAGTTCGGCAGCCCAAACATATGATTCCCTAAAATTTCGGCGGCATCGCGGACGACCGGGATACCCTGAACGGTGTTGGTTATCATTTTTACCCCCATCTTTTTCAGGAGTTTGTCCAGGTCATCGCCGGACACGGCCGAGCGGTACAACTGTTCAAATATCGAGTTGAGCACGACCCAATAGAGCATTGCATTAAACATAGCCATTCGGTTTCCGGACTTCCATTTATAGCCGGCGTCGATGAGAGCGTTCATGACAGTGTTGCAGTACGAGTAGAACGGTGTCAGCTGTGCGACGAGTCCGTTCTTTCGTTGTATTTCGGCCTGGTCTTTTACCATGCCGGAACCGAGTACGTCGCGGACGGCTTGGTCCGCCTCAAACAGTGCTTGGTCTTGCATGGCCTTTTCGTCGGTTTTTCCTTCGTCGATCTGCTGCCGCAGAGATTCGTCGTATTGGAATTTCCAAAGGGCCAGGCTGCACATGAGGTCTGTTTCTGTGATGAAAAAGTACCCATAGCGGTTTATTGCTTCTTTCGCCATGTGCGCCCGGCGCCCGGCGCTGCTGATATTTTGCGGCATATCGAGACGCATGTTCTGCTGAATGTCGCGGTCAATCGTATTGATACGATCTGCCATAAACGGCGAGTGTTCCATAACAAAACGCCGGTTCCGGTTATACATCGGCGTGCCTTTGTAGAAGCCAATGCCAAAGTTTACCATCGCTTTTACCGTATTCCACGGTCCTATGCGGTGCATCATGGGCAGCAGGTTCAAGAGGTTGAGGGCTGCCGTGCTGGTTCGATAGGCCATGACGGCAAACGTCGTATTACGGCGCATCGTTTCCAGCATACGGGATATTTTATCCGTCTTTTGGATATCTGTCTTCCAGCAGTCTTTCGCCCATTGTTTAAGGGCTGCATACGTCCTCATCCCGTAATTTTCCTGGACGGCCGCTTCCACGTCCGGATGAGATACTAATTTGTACACATCCGTGACAGCTTCGCGCATACAGATATGGTGAATGGCTTCATTTACGGCAGAGGGCCAAACGTCGAGAGATTTATAGATAATCTGATTGTTTACCCGTTTGGCACGTTTCTTCGTGCTGCCCATGCCAATCCCCATAGTCGACGCCCCAGAGAGTTGTGTTTTGACAATGTCGTCGAGTTCCAGCTCATTGGTCCGCATCGTCAGCTGTGGATCATAGACAATAGGATAATAACCCCCGCTTACTTTTCTCCCATTTATAGTATAGGCTTTTGCTTTGACCCTTCCCATTCCCGCTCCGTATAATCTTTCCTGGACTTTGTTTCTTTCCGGCCAGTATTGGTCTAATTGCTTCCAGACAGCCTCCAGGAAGTCCAGGTCCTTGTCTGTCAGCGCGCGCGAGAAGACGTCCTCAATAGTCGCCTCATTGGCTTTTTGTGCTTCGTTCCTGACGTTCCTATTAGCTTCATCGAGGACGCGCTGTCGGCCTTCTTCGTTGCCCCAGTTCAGGGCCATGACGAGAAGCTGTTCTTTTGTGAACCGGTCCACGCTGCCCAGTGAGTACCTTTTATCGCTGCGGATATGTTGCCATTCTTTGTCCGTGTAGATGTGGTAAATGCGGGCGAATTCATGGCAGGCGTTCTGCTGCATTGAGAGTTCCCGGCGGCAGGCTTTATCAATGGGACGATAGATAAACTGCATCCACTCCGGTCCCATGTTCCGCAGCAAGGTTTCTATTTTCGTCAGCGATAAGAGGGCATCGCTCAGGATTCCCTTGCCCCGGTCCTTGCGGGTCCGGTCGTTCTGTTCTTGTTCGGCGTTCCATCCTTCCTTATGCGGGAGAGATTTTGCCAGCCGTTCGGCCGCGTCTGCAATCGCAACGACATTGCCGTCATCGTCGAGAATGGTATTTGCTTCATAGTCGCGGCGGGATACTTTGTTGACGGCACGTATGGCTTCATTAATGTCCCGGAATTGTTCCATTGTCAGGTCTTTGTCGTATTGGATACGGTCTTTTCCGTCGACAATGGCACGGATCCACGGCGCTACCATGGCGTCCGGGTTCGGTGCCGTGTCCTGTCCCGTCGCGTAGTCCGGCGAGAGGTCCCGGTAAATGTAGTCCCAGTTCAGGGGTGCCGGGTTGCCGTCCTTATCCAGCGGCGGCCGCCCGTCGCGGTCCGTCATGCCCAGGTTATACGCCAAATGTTGGATGAAATAGCGGGCGTGTGGTCCCATGCGGACCGGTTTGTCGGTGCGGCCGAGCTGTTTTAAAATGCCCTTAATACCGTAGATTTCCTGCCCGTTCATGTCGAGGGAGCCGCTTTCGCCGGCCATGGCGCGGCGGATATAGTCAGAGTTGTCTTTCGCTGCCCGTGCCAGTGCGTAGAATTTCTGCGCATTGGCTTTTTCCATGATAGCCTGTTCAAAGGAGCCGGCGCTCATGTACTGATCTGCACGGTGGCTGGCTGCTTTCGCTTTCATTTCGTAATGCCGCCAGACGGTCGCGTCGTTTACTTTCATGGCATCTAGTTCCTGCCGGGCCAGCCGAAGGGTTGCCGTATAGGTTCCCTGGACCATGTCGCGTGCCTGGTTGAGTCCGTGGATGACGTCGTTCAGCGAGTCTTTCAACTCTTTGATTGTGTGGTCGTTTTCGGCTTTTGTCGCTGCGGCTTTCTCATCCTTTTCGGCCAGGCGTTTCTTGAGGTCTTTAATCTGCTGATTCTTCGTCAGGATACTGTCTTTCAGGGCGCCCTTTTGAGCTTCATTCTTATCATATTCGACGCCCAGGATTTTTCGCAGCTGTGCGGCAATTTCCGCATCCGTGCCGGAGACGCTGCCGACTTCCCGCAGGGCCTTTACACATTCAGCAATATAGCTGTTCATTTTGCGGCGCATGGCAGCCGCTTCCAGCTGGTTTAGCGCCATCTGGCCATTGGTTGAGGCCAGCATTTCGTCCGCTTCTGCGCGGATCATTTCCGGCGTCATGGCCATGTCTTCTTCGTAGGTCTTGCGGACAGAGTCGATATAGGCGTCGGTCCGCTCTTCCATGGTGCCGCCGGCGTCTCTTAAAGCCTGTTTGAATTCGGCATCGTTTTCATAGCCCAGTTTTGCCAGGATACCGACGCGGGCTTCGGGCATGTTGTTGTAGATGTTTTCGTACTGGTAAATGGGATTTTCCGCGCATAATTGTTTCTGGTAGCTGATACGCTCTTCTTCTAAGCCTTGCTGCCGTTCCATTTCGTCACGCTGCCGGGCTTCTTCTTCATACTGTGAGAGGAGCTTTTCCTTACATTCTTCTTTGATTTTTTCGGCCCACTTCTTTATCATGGCCCCTTCGCTGCCGGAGAGATCCCCGGCAAAGCCTTTACGTTTCCATGCATCGAGTTCGCGCAGCCGTGCCCAGGCTTCTATTTCATCGTCCGAAGCCAGCATCCGGTCCATGATACGGCGTACGTCGTCGGACGGTTCTTTGCCGAGGTTGGTCAAATCCCGGTAGATACTGACAAGCCACTTCTTGAAACGGCGGAAAGGACCTTGTAATTCTTTGACCGGTGCTTTCCCTTCGGCGATGTAGCGTTCAAAGCCGCGGGCAAAGCGTTCCTGCATCCAGCGTTCCTCCGCAGCCTTCACGGCGACGGCATCGCCGCTTTTACGGGCACGGCGAATTTCTTTCGCATAGCCGGCAAACTCTTTTTCCAGCGCCGTCCCGGCATATTCCGCTTCCGCGCCTTTCTGGTAGCCTGCCCAGTCCCGGACGGTCTGCAAGTCTTCCAGGAGCTGTTTTGGCGCACCCTCCTGTGCGGCCATGGATTCCATTTCAGAGAGCCACAAATGGGCCGACTCATGAATAAAGGTGGACTGATTGGCCGCGTCCAGTAAGTGCAGCATACCGGTATTGGCATCGTACGCGCCGCGCAGGACGCCCTGGTTGTACTTGTCGATGATTTGTATAGCATTGTCATCAAAGACGACATAACAGCGGCCCTCTCCTTGCCCATCATAAATAATCCCTTTTATCCCGTTTTTATTTAATAATGTGCTGGCCTCTCTTGCGTCTCCATCGAACGCTTCTGATAATGCTCGATAAATTCCACGTCCGGAAGCATAGCCGCTTGCGGTTTCTTCCAAATAGTCAAAAATATTTCTCCTTAATTCATTGTTATGTGTTTGTATTCTTTTTTCTATAAGTTGACGTTTTTTACTTAGTTGCTTTTCTACTTGTGCATTTGCCTTTAAATAGTTTTCTTTGACTTGTTTAGCATACTCATGATTATTAAGTAATTTTTCTATTTGATCTTCTTTGAAATTTGCTTTTAGTAGTTCTTTTTTTATTCTCCCTCTGCGTAGTCCTTTAATCGTATCTCCTTTTGCTAATGTTTCTAGGTCTACTTTTACTTTTTGAATTTCTTTTAGTTTATTAATAATTTCATTTTCTTTCCCTGTCGGTCTTTCTTCTTCTCTTATTTTAGAAGCAAAAATATTTTTCTGAGCCGCGTTTAATTCTTTGTATGCTTGTTTTATGCTTTCCTTTATGTGTTGCGGTAAATGCTTATATAGTATGTCTTCATCTAGCATTTCTTTTTCGTTTGGGATTTCTACTTCATACAATTTACCAATATTTTTCCCCAACCGCTTTTTATATTCTTGTGCTATCTTTTTTGATTTACTGAAATATAATCCATATCCATGATTGTTAAACCCTTCCCCACTACCAATATGTCCTAAGTCGAATTCATCAAAATCATGAGGTGATCCATGCCAAGCCCGCTGTTCTAGTCCCTGTCCGTTTTGGACTTTTCCGCCGATGACGATAGGATGAGCGGCGGCGAAGTCTTTTGCCGTGTAGGCCGTGTCGCCGTAGTCACGGCGAATCTGTGCCCAGCGTTCGGCCATACGGGCATAGAGGAAGGCGTTTTCTTTCGCTGCCTGGGAGACGGCATGGTTGCCCTGGGAGAAGGTTTTGAGGGCTGCCGTATAGACGGCGGCACCGTCTTTGCTGAATGTCTTTCGCAGCGCGTAGTCACTCTTACTGAGTTTCTCGAATTTGTCGCCCATGGCTTTCAATGCCTCATAGCGGGCTTTTGCTGCTTCGACGTTGGCGTCCCACTGCGGCAGCAGCTCCGGAGACTGAGCGGCCAGTTCGGCCCGTTCGTTCTTATAGGCTACGTCGAGCATCTGCTCTTTCGTCGCTTTGCCGCCGTATTCCTTATACATGTCACTGTACCAGGGTTCGTTGTTGCTCATGCGATAGCCGCGGCCGGTCTGGACGTTGTCATGGTCGGCCGTGTCGGCGACAACGATAGCGACGCCCTGGGGCTTATAGGTCCAGTAGTATTTGAAATTGACCGCGTCTTCGTACTGCTGCCGTGCTTCTTTCAGGGCTTCTTTATACGAGGCTTGCAGATCATAGGGATTTCGATAGACGACGTCCCGTGCGGCGGCCTGTTCTGCTTCGTCAGCGTTGGCGAAGTGGTCGGCCATAATCTCTTCGGAAATGGCATCGCTTTTGTTGTTTGCAATGTCTTTCAATTCCTGCGCCAGTTCGTCCATACGCTTTTTCCGTTCGCGCAGGGCTGCTAAGTGCGTGCCGCCCTGGTTCATGGTCGACGCATCCATCAGGGTATCCGTGTCGAAGGATTCGTCGGCCATCTGCGCGAAGACGCCCGTCTTGATTTCCAAGTCAGTCCCGTTCTGAATCGCACTGTCGACGGCACTCGGCGTGGCCATGCCTTTTTCGACGACGTCGTTCAGGACGTTGACGCCTTCCGGCGTGCGGGCCAGTTCCTGGGCATCCACGTAAATGGTTCCCATGTCGTGCTGGTCGGCCTGTGCCTGGACTACGTTCTGATAGGTCTGAGGCGAGGCTTTCGCTAAATTGTTTTCGCTCTTGTTGGCGACGAGGTCTTCAATCATCTGTTTTTCGACGCTGCGCCGGTACTCTTCCCGCCAGGCATCGACTTTTAGACCGGCAATGGCCCTCATGGCGTTATACTGTCCTACGGCGTGGGCGCCGGTCCCCAGGACACCCATGCCGAGTGCGGCCGGCACGGCCTGGACCATGGCGTCGACGGCATTGTTGAGGACGTCGCCCATGGTATTCCATTTGCCACGGCCATGAATCCCGTATTCGATGTTTTCCGCCGTGTCGCCGATGACGGACTGGACCGCTTCTTCTGTCAGCTCCGACGCTGTGCCGCGGGCATACTGTTTCGCGCCGGCGAGGGCTGCCATCTTTGCCAGGGCTAATTTCCCCTGGTCGACAATTTCTTTTTGTGCCGCTGCATTGCTTAAAATGCTTTTGGCCGCGTCTTTGCCGAAGGCCGCTTTGATTGGGCCGTAACCAAATTCCAGCAGGCCCAGTTCGACGGCGCCGTTCAGTGCCCCAACAACGGTACTGTCGGCCAGCATATTGGCCCGGCTGTACATTGGCTGCCCGTTGGCGTCCTTCTGGCTGGCCATCTGCCAGTAGCGGTCGGCCATGGACTGCTTACTGATTTCCTTGAACAGTCCCGTCCGCAGGCCCCAGGCGGCCCCGGTCGCGCCAGCTGCGGCAAGAATCCCCGCCGTGCCAATGCCAAACGTTTCCGGGCCGGCTGCCGCTGCTGCCGGTGCTGCCGTGGCCATGGCAAGGGCCATGCCTTTCGGCACGTATTCCAGCGCCCGCAGGCCCTGGGTGCCGTAAATCGTCAGCTGCTGAATGGTGTCATAGACGATTTTGCCGAGGGCCGTCGTGGGCCGGTCCTCTTCCTGGTATTCTTTCAAGCGCTGCGTGATTTCGTCGACTTCCGGTTTGACGGCTGCCATGTCTTCACCGTTAACGGCGCGCATCTGTGCGTCATAGAGCTTGACCATATCCGAGCCGGAGTTAAAGGCATCGCCGAAGAGTTCGGCCGCGCTGTCGAAGGCATCGCCAATGCGTTCAAAAATACTGCGGGTGTCGTTCAAGTCACGGTGATTCCGCAGCGCCAATGCGGCGCCGACGGGGTTTTCCTGCCTGAATTCGGCCAGTTCCGGATAATACTTATCCAGTGTTTCCGGCGAGAACCAATTATTTCCCGGCAAAAAGTCGTTGATTGTCAGCAGGGTGTCTCTTTTTTTCGTTTCGTCCAGTAATTCCGGGTGATCTACCATATACTGTGCCGAGACGCCCAGCATAGGCGCGTATTTTTCCGCGTCGCTCAAGACCTGCGCGTTTTCGTTGAACAGGTTGCGCCAGATATCGCGGGCCGAGTCGACGACCCATTCTGCGGCCTTCTGCCATTCCGGTTTTTCTTCCGGCGCATGATAATTCAAGTCCCCTGTAATGGACGGCGTCGTCAAAAGGTCCGGTCGCGGCCGCCGTACGGGCTTTCCGGAGGCGATGATTTCTCCGATTTTTTCGTCATTGGCCGCCTGCTGCTGCGCTTCTTCTTCGTGCCGCTCTGCGGTTTCTTCGGCCGAGGGCACGACCATTTCCTGCGTCTGTTCTTCGACGGGCTTAATTTTAAAGGCATCGCTCAAGTCGCCCGATGTATCAAAGGTATAGTCTGCCATGGTTCCTCCTAGTAAATATAGGACCCGCCGCCAAGTGACTGGTCCTCATCTTCGCCATTTGCATAGGCGACGTTATTTTCTACGTGTTCAGTGACGCTTTCGTCAATGGCTTCCGCAGCATCACTGACAGCTTCGCCAACTTCGGACGCCGCATTGCTAAGTGTATCAATAGCGCTGCCGTCATCGCTGCTGCTATCGTCACTGCTGCCGCTGTCATCTCCGGAGTCGTCGGCCGCTTCCACGACGTCGGCAAGGTTCTTTTCTCCGTTCAAAATTGCCTGGACGTCCCAGACGTCGATATAGTACGAATTATGGTTCCAGTCTGTTACCCATGCGTAGCCATTATCGTCGGCCGTTACACGGAGAATCCCGGCTGCCCGCATTTGTGCCTGCGAGTAGCCGCTGTCGTCGGCCGTTACGGCATTGACGCCAAATTGAATTAGTTCATTAAGCGATGGTTCCTGGCCGTTATGTTCGGCCCTGTATTTTACGGCAGCCCCGCGGACCAGCTGCTGCACAACCTCCCAATTTCCTTTAAATGTTTTGGGGTCAATGCCGCTGGCATCTGCAATCTGCTGCGGCGTGATGTTGTACATAGGTTTGTATTCGCCCGTGCCGTTTTGATAATCGTTAGCCGCTTTTTGCAGCTTATCTAGATTCGACTGGGACAGATAAATACCATGGTTATTACAGTAGTTGACGATATCTGTAAAGGATTCAATGCCGCCTGTCCCAAAGAGAGATTTCAATACCGTAATGTTCGCGCCGCCAGAGCCGACACGGCCACCACCACTACGACGACCACCACCGCCGCGGCCTCCTCCGCCGCCGGATGAACCGCCAGTCCGAATACTGACATACGTGCTGATACATGATTTTAGCGCCGCGTAGACGTCGGGGTTATCGTTGCCGTATTTCGAGGCAATGTTTAAATATGCCTGGGGATCCAGATTTCCGGATTGATAGAGCTGCTGCATTTCCATTCGGCCCTTTTCAACAATCGCGTCGTTGACTTCTTTTTCCTGCCGTTTTTGTTCGGCAACCAGTGACGTGGCCATGGATTCGGCTTTTTGCAGTTCTTGTTCGTCATAGATGACTTCTGTATGAGCCGTGACACCCTGGGACTTTTCTAAGCCGCCATGGTAGCCGCCTAAATGGAGATGGTAGCCGCTGCCGGCATCGTGGAAAAGGACCTGATCAAAGGCGCCGGAGTCTTCAAAGGCTTTGCGGACTTCTTCTGCTTTTTCGGCCGTCGTGCCGTCCGGCAGAACAATGTCCACGGCATCGCCGCCGTTCGGCCCAATGATATGTTGACTGGTCGGGCTGCCGCCGACGGCAGCGTTATGTTCCCGCGTACGGCCGCCGCTGGATATTTCCGCGCCGTCCGCGACGCCCATTTGGTTGAGCATCCCGCCGATGATTGGCAGGGCTTCCCTGAATTCCGGTTTCAGCTGCTGGACCTGTTCGTCAATGTTGGCCCCCTGGGTCGGCAGATTATACGGTTGAATTTTACTGCCGCCGTTGCCGGACAAGTCCATACCGTCCAGGGAGTCATAATTCTTCTTGACAAGTGCTCTATAGTTTTCGGCCGCTTCCCCGCTGCCATTGTAGGCCCGGACGCCTTCCCATTCGTCGCCGCCGTTTTCTTCAATTTTCTTTTTGAGTACATATGCGCCGGCGCGGATATTCTGTTTCGCGTCTGTGTTCCAGCCCGGAAATTTATTGTCCAGGTCGTAGGCCTGCGCCGTTTCGTTAGTGATTTGCGCGAAGCCGCCGCCATCGGCCATGTGCATCCCTTCAATGGTATCGCCGCCGGTTTCTCTCATCCCGGTTGATAGATAAATTCGTGGATCAATTCCCTGTTCGTGCGCTGCGTCGATGTACATGTCGACGGTCGGGTTGCCCGTGCTGGCACTGCCGCTATAAACCGTTTTCGTTGCCCCCTGCCGGATATATTCGGCCCGTTTCTTCGGGTCGTTCGGATAAAGACGGGCCGCTTCTTTCGCCCGTTCTATCAAGCCGTTGTCGTGTTTCCGCTGCAAGAGCATATGACGCATGGACGCTAGTTTGCTGTCATCTACCCATGGAGATACTTTTTCTAAGAGTGCCGTTGCCTTGTCAAAGTCCGAGGCGTTGCCGCTGGCTGTTAAATTCGTGAGTACGGAGTTAACCATGGTCGTGGACTTATCTTTTATGAGGGCGTCCATTTTGTCTTTGCCGTAAATGTTTCCATAAACAGCATAAGCCGTGGCGGCAATGCGATTCAAGCCTTTGAAAATACCGTCGCTGTCGTTAGTTTCTACGAGATGGTCCGTTTCATTGGTCACGAAGGTATTAAAGGTATTGTCCCGGTGCTCTAAATCTTTGGCGTACTGGTATTTCATGACCTGCCCGGCACGACTGACATTGACGTCGTTTGCCATTTTCAAAAACGTATCCTGTGCCTTCCGATAGTTCGGCAGCCCGGCCATGGCGTCTTCGCGGATTTTCTTTTCGCCTTCCTGATATTTATTGACGACGTCCAGGGCATTGACGTCCTGCATGTTCAAAAGCCCCGTATCGGGGTTGTTGAGCAAGTCGTTCATGCCCTGTTCATATTTGTTTTTCGCGTCGATGACACTCAAATTAATCTGGTCGTCGACGTAGGCCTGCATCTGCTGCTGCACGGCCTGCAAGCCCGTCTGCCAGACTTTCTCCCCGGAGACGTTCGCGCCGTAGGCGTTCGCGTCCGACGGCGCCTGTACGTTGCCGTGAATGGTGTTCGGGTCCACGGCACGGTTATAGCTTTTTATCTGCATAGGGTCCTCCTAGTAATACTTTTCGAGATTGACCGGACGGATAGCCGGTTTACTGTCGTATTTCGCAATCGCTTTATCCAGGTTGACCGGCGTAATGCCGTAATGATACGCCGGCGTAAAGATACCGTTTTGCTGCTTAAACTGGTTGGTATACGTGTAGTGGCCCGTGCCGTGGTAATAGTTCTGCGGCGTAATATCATAGGCCCCGTTGTACGTGTCCGTTTTGGACTTGCTGCCGGCGCCGTATTCCCTGTGAATACCATACATGGACGCCGCCGTCCCCAGGATAGTCCCCCAAAGGGCACTCTTTTTCTGCGCCTGTAAATTAGCCGCGCTGGTCCGATAGGCGTTCGCCTGGTTCTGATAGTTGACTTCGTTCAGATGTTCGGACCATACGTCGTTGCGCTGGTTCTGCAAGAGCTGCGCACTATCGGCGTTCCAGGCTCCATAGCTGGCCGAGAGGGCATCGAGCGGCGAGCCGCTGAGCTGCAAGCCGCTTGCCCCGGCCTGGGCGGCCGTCTGCCCGGCAGCAAGTTTCATTCTGTCGTTCAATTTCGACTGTTGCGCTGCATACTGCTCTGCAATCTGTTCCTGTTTTACCTGACTGATCCGGGCGTTCTGTTCGGCCGCTTTCGCCTGTGCATTATACATGGCCGTCTGTGCATTATACTGCTGCTTTTGCGTGTTATACTGGTTGATTCCCTGAATGGCTGTCAATGCCATCATCCACGGCGTGCCGCACATGGTCCCCACTCCCTTCTATGAAAAATAACTGCCAGGACATATCTTTATAGAGAAAGGGCTTCGAGAATTCCGCGCCGAAGGCAGCCAGCCAGCGGCGGGATTTATCGTTGCTCTGTGTTATCATGTTCCACATTTTCGGATAGCGCCGCTTCCAGCGCGGCAGGATCTGCCGCCCCAGGGCGACGAAGACTTTACGGTAATGCTGATATAAGTCAAAGCGTGCTACGCACCACACGACATGGCCATAGCCGCAAATCACGCTGCGGCTGACCCCGAAGAGCAGCAGCGGCCGGCCGTCGACGTAAGCGATATAGTTGTCGTAATCCACATCGACGGCGAATGTTTCCAAGTCCGTTTCCGTTGCTTTTAGTTCCATATCGTCCCGGTCCCGCAGGCGTGCTGCCAGCCAGCGGACGTCGGGCAGCAGTTCTTTCGTTATCGGTTTAACCGTTGTATGACTTAACCATTCCCCCATCCATGGAGACCTCCTTGATTATGGCGTTGAGTTTAAAGGGGTACGGCTCATCACTCATGATACAAAGGTGGTTGCGCGTATTGGCCCCGATATCAAATAGCGGGACGCTCTGGGTAAGGTCCCCGCTGAAAAGCGTATAAGCGCTTTCATATTTCAGTTCGTCCATTTTGTCGAAGTTCAGACCGATTTTCCCGCCGTACGTATCTTCGACGCGCAGCGTGACGGCATTGATTTTATGGACGCGGCCCTGGAGCGTGCCTTCGCTCAGGTTGACTTCCATGCCTGGCTGCTCAATCTTCGTCGTATACGGCAGGCCGGCGATGATACGGGTATACGTTTCATCGAGATGAACGACGCCGTCGGCCGGTACGGTTTTGTCATCCTGACGGGCACCGTCACCGACAATGGTTATGGTTTTGCCGGCAAGGTGCGGCAGGTAAATCGTATTGCCGCTGCCCGTGACGTAACTGTCGGCGTATTCGTCCGTCGTGTCGCTCATGACGCGAAAATGCTCGATATAGCGTTTGGGCTGCCCGTTGACGGTCCGTTCGACAATGGCGTAGAGTTCGTCGTTCTCGTCGCGCGGAATCGTGCAGATCCACTTGTATTTCCCGTCGGTCACGAAATGGGACCAGGCAAATACTTTCTGTTCGCGGATCATCGTAAAGGCCAGCAGGACGCCGTCGTCGCGGACGAAGAACAGGGTCGAGTCCGGTTCCTGGCAATACGCCGAGGAAAGCAATTTATGGTTCTTTACCAAGTGAGTGGCCAGGATATCCAGTTCGTCGCCGTTGTAGTTGTCCGACTCATACTGATAGCCCAAGTCCCTGACGGTCGAGCCTGAGCGCTGGACGTGGACGATACGGTTGCCGATATGCTGCGGCAGGCACGTCGACGAGCCGCGCATGGTCTGGCTCTTCGGGTAGGCTTTCGACGGCGTCAGTACAGAGTCGCCGCTGATGACCCATTCGTTGCCGGACGTGAGGACGACGAGGTCCTGCGACGGGACGAGGTGCCTGATCTGGTATGAGTTGCGGACGATGAGGTCCATTTTAATGGCGCTGTCGTCGGTGACGCTGCCGTCGGCCTTCTCGACGGAGAAGTTCGGATAGTCCCCGGTCTTGCTCATCCAAAGGGAATAAGGGTTCTTCCAGTTCGCCGCAAAGACGAGACGGTCCTGGAAAAAGCAGGACTGCTGCGGATAGCCGTAATAGTTATTCCACGAGGACAGGGCGTAATCTTTCGTCGCGTCCGTGCTGCCGAATACATCCTTGACGGCTGCCGTAATGCTGGTGCCGGAGTTGACGGCCGTAATCTTTGCCGTCCCTGTATGGGTGTAGGGCAGGCGCGTCAAGTCGACCGTGAGTTTCGAGGCGCTGGCCGCATCATCATTCCAGACACTGACGACGAGGCGCATATAGCAGCCTTCCGTTTCGCTGCCCGATTCGGTGTAGTTCTGGTCGTCATTGGACGTATACTTTCTGTATTCCTGCCAGGTCGAGCTATCTTTTTCCCGGCGCTGCAAGTGGATTTCGTAATGATGGGTCCCATGGGTAACGATTTTCCATTTTTCGCCGACGTACAGTTCGCCCGACGTCCAGGACGTTGTCTCTTCGCCCCACGAGCCGGACAGGGTCGCGCTGCCGATTTTCTGGTTGAGTTGGATATAGCCGCCTTCCATGCCGCTGTGAAAGATAGCTGCGTTCGACGTAATCGTCACGCTGCCCGACGTCCCCGACGGTGCGACTTTATTGTCTTCGACGGCATCCAGCATGGCGTCATAGTAAGGCTGCGTGATCTCCATGTCGATGAGGTCCCAGCCGTCCGTCTTATGACGCAGGAGCTTTACGGGATACGTGCCGGAGCAAATGTACATGACGTCGCCGGACTGGCTGAATTGCAGCGACGTTGGCGACGTGAAGGGCGTACTGATTTCCGTTCCCGTATAGGCGCCGTCCTTCCAAATGCGGATGTACTGGACGCCCACTTCCAGCAGGTAGGCGTCGGTCTCGGAGTTGTAAAAACTGACCAGAATCGTGTCTTTATCGCTGTATTTCAGTTCGCCTATATACTTGGACCCCTGTCGGCGATAACAGCCGCCATAGGGGCGAATAACGGTATTTTCTGCGTTCAGGAGAGCCGACTTATATTGTTCCAAGTCGACACGGCTGCCGACGGCCGGCGAGATTTCCCCCGTCGTGAAGGCCGGCTGAATGACATAGATATTAGCCATGCCGCCACCCCCTGCGCGCTGCAATGTAGCTTGATTCAAACATCGTGTGCGGTTCCATTTCCCGCGCGTCCTGGAGTTGGGCCTGACTGATCGCGGCCCGGTAGAGCTGGTATTCGTTCTGTGCCTGCTGCGGGTTGCCCGTTAAACGCATCGCCAGTTTCGACGCCAGCAGATGGGCAAAGCCCTGTAAAAAGATGACGTCCATCAGTTCCGGGTCCGAGACGTCCCAGGTATAGTCGGCGTAGCATTGTTCGCCGTTGGTGACGACGACTTTCGTACTGCTGCCGATATTGACGACGTCGAAGCGTTCGTAGACGCGGTCCGCGCCGCTGGCATCGGATGCGACGTTGCGGATCATCAAACATTTATCCGGGTAACCATAGGCGAAGTCCCAGCCCGGTACATCGACGTCTACTACGGCCAGGCGCTCAACCCGGTGTGCAAACCCCCAGGGAAAAGACCGTAAGCATTCACGGCGCGTCGGTTCATAGAATAGTTTGCAGGCTCTTGCATTTTCGACACCTTCTTCCATGTTCTCAATGACGCCCTTGCCAATGTTGGACAAGGCCATGTTACAAATGTCTGTGTCGGTCATGTTGGCTCCTTTCTATCATAGAAATGAGGGGCCGCGGCCCCTCCCTTCTACAATCTGTTTTTCCGTACCAGGGCGATTAGCTCTTGCTTTGTCGCGTCGTCCGGATACGCAATGCCGGCGTTTTCCAGTTTGAGTCGCAGCTCATTCGCGTGCAGGTCTTCGAGTCTCCGCTTCGGGCCGGCATCTTTGAAATGAATCCCATGCATCAGGCAAGGTCCGCATCAAAGACGAGGGCTGCCGTCAGCGTGCCGGCCGTGAGAGCTGCCGCGCCGGTGTATTTGATACGCATATAGCCGAGGTCGCCGTAGGGGACTTTTGTTTTCAGGCCGTCGCCTTTTTTCAGGGTATACGTGCCGAGGGTGACAGCCGTCGTGAAGGCTTCATCCGAGGCGGTCTGCAATTCAATCGTCAAGTCCGAGCTGGCAGCCGGCGCCGTAACGTACAGGATCAGCGGGTTCCCCGCATCCCCGGCACCGGTATGGACGACGTCCGACGTGCCCGTCGTCGTACCTTTCAGGTCTTTGTTCCAGTAAAACGTGTTTTCTCCATCGTAAACCATAGGTGCCTCCTATTCTGTAATGACCGGTTCTGTTTCTTTCAGGGCGTCGCATTTCGATACTTCCAGGCCCTGGACGTAGAGTTTCGGAATACCGTTAATCGCTTCGCTCTGTGTGACGTAGACGTTGTTCTTATCGTTCAGGTACAATTCGAGCATCGTATAGGTCGTGTCCGAGACGTACAGGATCGGACGTTTCGGGTTGACAATACGGTTCTTTGCAATGATGATGTTTTCGACAAGGGCTTTTCGTGCGGCTGCCGTCGTGCTGGTGGCTGCCGTGCCCATGTCGACATTGCGAATAGCTGCGACTTTGCGCAGGTTCTGGACCGCAAGGCCGGCGTCCCACGAGAACCAGGTGACGAGGGCGTTGTATTTGCCGCCGTCCGCATCTTCGACGATGTGTTCGCCTTTGTCTTCCATCTTGAGGCCCGCCTGGGAACCCTTCGGGTAGATCCCGGTGACGGCGTTTTCGCCCCAATCGACAATGTACATGGACGTCTGTTTATTTTCCGACGTGCCGCCGGCATTAATGGTCTGGAACCCGTACGTGCCTTTATCGCCTTTGAAGGTATTGAAGCGAATGCCCAGGCCGTTGAATTCGTCCGGGTTCGTGTCCGTGTCGCCGTAGAACATGTATTTCGCCAGGTCCTGTGTGAAGCCTTCGACGAACGCCCCGTCTTCGGAGCGGCGCGTTGCTTCTTTGTCCGGCGCGAGATTGACGATACGCACGTCAACCTGGCTCATGCCTTCCATGAGGCAGCAGGTGTCGACAATCTGCCGGGTCGTCGATTTACCCGGCGTAATGCCGCGGTTAATGCGGCGCAGCTGCGGGTGCGGATACGACGTTCTCAGTGTGGTCTGGTTGCCCGTGGGCAGGTTGCCTTCCATCCAGGGGATGTGCTGCATGATAGGGTTGCTCTGTGCCATGATTTCCATGATCCATGCAATTTTTCCGTCCGGATCCATGCGTTTCCGCAGGTCCGAGAATGTAAGTGCGGTGTTACCGTAAGCCATAGTTTACCTCCTAGTATTTCGAGAAATCTGTGTGGTCATATAAAGAGCCGCCGCCAATGCCGCCAGCACCGCCGGCGTTATGGCCGGGGTCTTCGCCGACGAGGGAGGCCATGAGGGCCATTGCCTTAATCATGGCGACGTGGTTGCCGGCGCCGGTCTGGTTGAGCATCTTCGTAAAGCCCGGTACTTTCTGTTCAAGATAGTTCCGGGTGGTGCAAGCTGCCGCGACGGTTTCGTCGAATTTGCCGCCCAGTTCCTGTCGGGCCGTTTCGCCCCAGCCTTTGATTTCCTGGACGTAATCGTCCTGGACCTGTTGTGCGGCGGCCTGTGCCGCATCACGGGCGTAGGTCATGCCGAAGCGTGCGGCCGCGGCTGCCTGGTCCTGCGTGGCGCCCAGGCCGTGCAGGAGGTCCGTCAGCTGCGTGGAGACGTTGTCGTCCATTTCGGCATTGTCGCCGAAGATCTCATGGAGTGCGCCGGAGTAGTCGTACGTTTCCGGTGCGGTGTTGGCAGCGGGTGCCGGGTCGGTCGTCGGTGCCGGGTCGGTTTCAGCAGGTGCCGGTTCCGTGCCGCCCAGGGTCGTGTCTACAACGGGAGCCTCTGCAAATCGCTGCAAGTCAAAATCAAACATGTTTCTTTCCTCCTTCGAGTCGGGCCATGGTGTCGGCGTACTCTCTTTCGGCCTGCTGTTTCTTGGTAATATGGTTGACATCTGTTGTCAGCATGGCCATGTACTCCAGCCCTATTGCCCGTCGTCCTTCGTTATACGCCGTTATGACGGCGCTGCGGTGGAAGGTCGGTACATTCACCCGCGCCCGGTCTAAAAGGCGCATGAGGAACCACCGGCCCTTCTTATCGTCCAGTAAATAGTTGAGGGCCTCATTGTCGAGGCGCTGCAATTCATCCATCATGTTTCCATTCCCATCCATTCACGCAGGGCCGGGTTGCCGTCGTTGGCGGCGTCGGTCAGGTTCTTTGCCGCCTGTGCCAGCGGTGCTGCCTGCTGTGCCTGCTGCGCGGCCATGGCCTGCTGCTGCGCCGCTTCTTCGGCCTTCTGCTGCTGCTCTAAAATCTGCTGGTATTCGTCTTCCGAGCGTACCATGGTTGCCGGTACGCCGATACGGTCCAGGTATTTGGCGACGGCATCCGAGAAGTCCACGCGATTGACGACGCGCGGGTCCAGCTGCGCCGTCTGCCCGACGAAGGCAAGACCCTGTTCGATTGCCGTCAGGCCGGACATTTTCTGTGCCTGTGCCAGCGGCGAGAGATACTCGATCTTGATTTCCTGGCCGTCCATGAGGTCCTGTACTTCTTCCGGAAGAGGCGGAAATACATGGTTGCGGTCGAGGATGTTATAGACCCGGTCCAGGATAAGGTTAAGGAATTCGGACTGCAAGCGTTCGACAACCGGGCCGAGCTGCTGCAATTTTTCCTGGTTGCGGGCCATGACTTCCTGCGCCGTCATCTGTCCCCGGTCCAGCTGGTCAAGCATCATGAAGAGGTCCGTCGAGTACGCCCGTTTGATACGGTCTTCAACGCGGACAATCTTCTGATCGAGCGTGCCAATATCCAGCTGCCCCTGGAACAGTGGGCGGATAGCATTGTTCGGGTCCAGGTTCGGTGTGTAGCCGCCTGGGAACAGGTTAATGCGGTGCGCCAAATCAGTTGGCCCCTGCATCGGCGGTTTAATGCCCAGCTCCGTGGCCATGGCCGAGTCATATTCCATCTTTTGCAGCATCCTGGAGTCCTGGAGTGCATACCATGCCGGCCCGACGCCGTATTCTTCGAGGCCTTTGACGTCGTAGCGGGCTACCGGTATAGCCCACTCCTCAAAACCCGTAGCGGCAAGGACTTCCTGGTCGTTCGAGCCTTCCACCCAATAGACGGAACGGAAGGGCATTTTCTTATTGCCCAGTTCGTCCGGGTTGTCTTTGTCGTTCTCTTCGACGAGCCAGCACACCGTAAAGTACGTCGAGTACCCGTTGTTGCTGCGGTACACATCGCGGACGCTCTGCGGGCAGTTGTCGAGGCCGAATTTGCCGACAATCTGCGAGGCCGTCATTTTGACCTTGCGTGCAAAGGTATTGACGAGGCCCTGGGCATTGGTGCCGAGGGCATACGTACCGATAGTGTACGGCACAAAGGTTATGCCGCGGCCGCTGGCAAAGATTCCAAGCGGCGCCTGCCCGAAGGGCAGTTCCATGTAGACCGTATGGACGGCATTGTAGAAATTCGAGCGCGCTAAGATGTACTCGGTAATGTCGCAGCGCTGGTCGAGTACTCGCTTGACGGTCATGTTGTCGTTTAAGGTCATGTCCGCCAGGGTATAGCGGAACCATTTCCGCGACGGCGGCGTCAGCCCCGATTGGATACCGGCAGCAAAGATACTGCGGCATTCACCGGGCATGGTGTTGTAGATGTTGTCGTCGTGCAGGTTCGGTTTGCCCGGCTGGTCATCGTCGAACATGCCGTCGTAGGGCAATTCATTGTCCCGAATGTCTTTCCAGATATCAAGCCAGCGCTGCCGCGTCCGGAAGAGTGCGGCGTGACGCTGCACGAGCTTCGACTTCTGCTGCACGATATTCGCCTTTTTAAACTTCGTGCTGCCCGTCGGCGAGCGGGCCAGCTCTGTTTCGATGTTGGGTCTCATGGTCTTCATCCTAACGTGTTTTTCCCGTTCGTATTACCTAGAATCGATTCCAGGCCGGAACGGAAGTCGCGTAACTGCGTAGACGAAAAGCCTCTTTTCTTCTTCGCATTGGTCGTGGCGTTGTCATTGTTGCTGCCGGTATCATCGCCGACGTTGACCGATGTTGCCACCGGGTCGGCCTGCGGCACGGTCGGCATCGAAGAGCTGCCGCCCAGACCAAAAATACCGCCAATCGCTTTACCTACTTTTCCGCACATGGTGCTACCTCCTCTTAAATAAATCGTACTTCGTGTTCGCCTGTCCCAAATCTGCCGTATTCCGCAGCACCGGGAAGGCGAATGTCAGGGCCAGGGCGTCCGCTTCGTTCGGAGACGGCAGGCCTCGGCGCTTCATGTCTTCTTTCTTTTCCAGTTGGATTTCGCCTTTGTTATTGACGAAGGCTTCCGGGCCGACGAGGTCGTCGTGGATGACGTCGCCCGCTTCCAGGACGCCGCCGTCCCGCAGCCAGTCCCTCATAGCGCCCCACATTTCGGCGCGCTTGTTGGCATAGCCCCGCTTCCCTGCGGCGCTGCCGAAGGCCACCAGCCGCCAGTGCCGGCCCATGGTCACGCCGAAGGAATAAACCCCGGTGCCGTAGCCCTGGTCGATGAAGACGGCCTGCGCCTGGTATTGGTCTTCAAAGGCGGCAATTTTCCCGGCAATGACGCCGTCGTTGTCGTTTTTTGCGTACGACGCCAGCTTGCGGCTGTACAGTCCCTGCCGCAAATAAATAACGGTCGCGTCGCCGCCGCTCCAAGCCATGTCGACACCGAGTATGACCGGCGCAAAATTGTACTGCGCGGGCCGCAGGGCGCGTTTCTGCGCGTCCTCAACAAGTTGTGCCGAGATGAACTGATTTTCCGATGTGGACGGAAATTCGCCGCGTACGCGGACCCGGAAAAAGTCCGAGTCTTCGCCGTACTGGTCTTCCCATTGCTTTATCTGGTCTTTGTTCGATATGCCAACGGTCCGGCTGTCTATCCGCTTCGTGTTCCAATAGCGCCGATACTTTGTAAAGCAGTCATGGAACCGGCCCGTATTGCGTGTCGGGTTGCCAAAGGCACACCATATAATTTCCGTGTCTTTGTCCGTGAGTGCCCCTTCGGCGACTTCCCAGATGACGTCGTCAACGGCCGACGCTTCGTCGAATACCAGCAGGATTCGGCTGCCCTGATTATGCAGGCCGGCGAAGGCTTCCGGGTTCTCTTTGCTCCATGGAATCGCGTCAATGCGCCAGGTTCGGTCGTGCCCTTCCTGAATCGAAAACAGCGACGTCGCCGTTAGATGGAACAGCTCTTTGCCGATGAACCGGCGATACCATTTTGACAGTTCCGGCCAGGTCTTCGTCCGCAGCTGTGCTTCCGTGTTGGCCGTAACGACGCCGCGTGTATCCGGGCAGGTCGATATTGCCCAAAGGATAACCCAAGCAACCAAAGTGCTTTTCCCAATGCCATGCCCGGAGGCGACGGCCTGCCGGATGACTTCGTTCGGATTCTTCAAGCCGTTTGCTATGTCTTTCAGCTGTTCGAGCTGCCAAGGCTGCGGCTGTTGTCCTTTTAGTTCCGGGTCGTGTTCCCAGTCAAAGGCCCACCAGACGAAGGTAACGGGGTCGTATGACAGCTGCCCCAGACAATCCAGGACTTGATAGGCTTCATCATTCGTCATGGTGTTTTTCCCTCATCTCCTTTAGGCGGGCAACGGCGTCAATTTTCGCGTCGACGCTCAGGCTGCCTTTGATTTCAGTCTGCTGCTTCTGCTTCCAGTCTTTCCCGGCGCGGTTCGTCAGGTAGAAGATAGCGGCCCGCGTGTCCGGCGGGTAGTAGCAGACGCCGTCCTTTTCCGTCGTCGTGACGGTCTTTTTGCCGTCCTTCTCGACAGTGACGGTTTCTTTTTCGTGGATCGTCTTTTCAATGCCCGTGGCCCGTGCGAATACCGCGTTTTCTACTTTCGCGACGCAATATTCTTTTGGCTCTTTGAGCACCTCCGAAAACTCCGGATGCTTCTTTTGCCAATCGTAGAAGGTGGACTGGGTAATGCCGATGTGGTCGGCAATCTCGTCATTCGTCCATCCTTTGCGGACCATGGACTTTACGATGAGCAAATTTTGCTCCGTGTGGAATTTCGCCCAGGTCACGCTGCGACGCCTTTTAGTTTTTATTTTGCGCGCGCTATTTGGGCGCGTATTATTTTTATTTAAAAATATCTTATCCCGCTTAATCGGGGTTCCTCGAATCTTATTCGCCGTCATTTAAAGACCCTCTTTCGTGATGTATACGGGACCGGCTCATGGTTCAAGTCCGAGACGTTGCGGCGCTTACGATGAAATTTCCGTTCAAAGCAGACGCAGCGTTCGTGTACGATTTCAAGCCGCATGTTCGTGCACAGCTCCATGCGGTTGTACTTGCAGCGGATGTTATCGCAGTGAATCATGGCCGTCCCCCCTTTCCGGGTACAAAAAAGGCGCTCCGCGGTTAGGCGAGCGCCCGTATTTTGTTGTTTTCTGACACTATCATTTTACCACATGTTCGACTCCTATTTACTCCTGTCTTTTAAAATCTCGATAAATTTCCGCATCCACGCGGCCCGTATCAGACTGTTCAGCTGCTCCAGTGCCAGGCGGTGACTGTTATATGTCCGGGACGGCGATAAGTGAATCCGCATGGCGACTTGTTCCCATGTCAAGAAGTCGACGTAGTAGTATTTCAAGATGGCCCGCGACCTGGCATCTGGAAGCAGGGATATAAAGTTTTTTCCCATTTCCCGGATTCGATAGAGTGCCGCTTCTTCGCGGGCAATTTTTTTCACAAATTGTTCGATGTGAACGGGGATACGCGATAAGTCGTTAGGACCGCCAGCGCTGACACAGGGCCGCGACGGGTTCGAGATTTTCAGGCATAGCCCGTTTTCCTCCAGGTATCGCTCATACTTCAGCTCTTCCAGCTCGTAATGCTGTTCCCGAATCAACAATAAGAATTGCTTTGCATCTACGATATTAGCTCTGACAATGTCCACCTTACCACCTCAACAGTAAATACGTAATTCCGAGCCAAAAGATAATCGCCCAGGCAATTATTGCCGTCCACACAATCCGTTTCAGGTCCACGCTATCGGTCCTCCTTCGGTATCCGTGCTATCGGTGCCCAGTACTGTACCCGCTTCTGGTCGATAAGCTGCTGTACATCGTCGACAATCCAATATTCCCCATCAAATAGTCCGCATACAGGAAATCCGTATTCCGTGTCGGCGTACATCGCACAGAGTACGCGCCTGCCGACGGCCGGCATTTCTTCACTAGTGGCTACCCATTTCATTTCATTTCATCCTTTCCCGTTTTTCCCTCATTTGTTCGATAACAACCCGTAAGTGGTCAAGTTCTTGATACATCTCATGGCATTCATACTGCGAATCGTTGATATACTTATCATCGTCAATTCGCCCGTCTTTGAGTTGGTTGTAAATCGTCCAAAGTTTGAATAGTCTTGCTTCCACGCTGCCTTCTACGGTCCGTCGTTCTTCCATCATCTGTCGGTATTCTGCGTCCATGAAAATATCTTCTTGTCCTTCCGGTTCTTTCGCTTCCGCCGGCGGCGTTTCTTCCTGCTGCACGTCTGCCTGTTCTGCCGGTGTTTCTATTACTTCCGGGGCTGCCGCAGGTTCTCCCGCTTCTTCCGGCGCCGGGTCGTCGCCGATGAAGTCCATTATCGTGGTCTGCCGCGGATCATCACGGACGTTGACGCCGTTCATGTCTTTGTAATGGCGGACGTCGGCGAGTGTGATTTCTTCAATGCCAAAGGTGTTATGCTGCGTCAGCAGTCCTTGTTGGTCTTCCGGCCGGAGCTGGCAGATTTCATAGGCTGCCGAGACGCCCAGTTTGCCGTCTTTCATTTTCTGCTGCAAGTCGACAATGAGATTATTATAAATCGCACAGAGACGGCCAATGCTGCCGCTGCTCTTATGCAGGAGTTTCTGCATGGCCTGCCGTTTCGTTTCGTTGATAAGTCCTTCGGACCGTTGCCGCGTAATCACTTCGTCGGCACGCTGCGCCTGGAGTACTTCTTCCCATGGCGTGAGGATACGGGCTGAACTGTTGGCGCGAATCAACAATCGTTCTGACTTCGCATGGTCCGGCTCGATTTCACAAGGCAGGTCCGCTTCCACGTCGGCTCCGTCGGCCAGCAGTTCTTTGACGGCCTGACAGCGCCGGTGGCCGCTGATAATGACATACATTCCGTCGCCTTTCGGCTCGACGATGAGGTTTTGGCGGACGCCGCCGTCTTCTAAAATACTGGCTTTCAGCTCGTCCAGACTGCCGATGTGGTAAAAGTTCGCCGGGTTCGGGATGAGCTTGTCTACGTTGATAGCCCGCACGGCACGGGCCGTCTTTTGCGGTACGAAGCCCAGGCTTTCTGCTAAATTCATGTGCTACCTCCTGTCCAATTTGGACAACCTGTCCACGATTTCATTCATGACACGCCGATACTGCCAGGCCGGCTTGATGCACATTGGCTTTAAATGATGGTCCGGCCCGGTCAGTTCTGCCAGGGGCTTATGCTCGATAGTCGATTCAGCCACCCAGGCACTGCGGCTGATGGCCGTCGGAAACAGCGGCAGACGTTCGCCAAGCAAAGCCTTTACGTCATCACGGTACCATGCCGGCTCATCGTGCGTGACCAGGACACCCAGCACTTTCGCATCAAAGCCCGCTTCCTGCAAGTAGCTTAACTGCTGCATGAGGTTTTCCAGGCCGTGCGTGCTGAAGGCATCCAGGCGGATAGGAATAATCAGATAGTCTGCACACCGCAAGGCTCCCGCCGTCAGTTTCCCCAGGGCCGGCGGACAGTCGATAAGGCAAAGGTCGTAGTCGTCGGCAAAGCAATCGACGTCTAAGGCCACATCTTCCATACCCGATAGCGATAAATTTCCAGGGATAATGTCCAGCCAGGGCCATTCCGTGCCGACCGGGTTCAGCTGAACAGGTCCGTCCGCATCATAGCGGCTGAAATATTGCGACAAGTTCCCCTGCGGGTCCCGGTCGACTAAGAGGACACGGCGCAAGCTGTTCCGCTTCGTGCCCGGCAGCCGTTTCGTACGATGGGTTGCGTAAAGCTGCCCCAAGTTCGCGGCGGTAATGGTCTTGCCTACGCCGCCTTTGAGGCTGTACACAGCAATCTTAATCATGGCAATGCTCCTTTTCGTAAACAAATTTCAAATGGCAGAATTCACTTCGTACGCTCAGACCGGACCGTTGGCAGCGCGCACGAATGACGGCCATCATCTGGCCATAACCGCCGTACCCCATTTTGCGCCCTAAATCTTCGACGTCAGAAAGAAAGCTTTTCTTCGGCGTTTCTTTTGGGGCTGGCTTCTTCACTTCTTTGTATTCCGGGTGCGCGACGTGCCAGCGCTGCGCGATGATACGACGGCTGATACGCTTGCACTTTTCGCTGCAATATTTTTTCCCGCGCCGGGCGTCGGGCATGACGGCCCCGCAGACGCAGCATACCCCATGGGTCGGATGATAGATTCGCTTTTCTACGGCGTGGGCGCATTCATCGCAAAGGTCCCGTTTCCGGTTCGCGTCAAACGTCGCCCCGCAAAATACACAGGTTCGAATCATTCTTTCAGCGCCCCCTTTTCGCCATACAGACGGTGCAGATAGTCGACGCAAATTTCCCGTGCCACTGCCGGCGTCTTGTGGTGCCGCATGAAGTGGCAGCGCGGGCAGAGCATGACGACTTTCGTTTCTTCGTCGCTGCGGTAAATGCCGCACGGTTCATGATGATACTTGACGCCGTATTCGACAGGCGCCCCACACCAGATGCAATGCCCATTGTCGCGTTCGTAAATCGTATCGTAGAATTCCCTTGCCTTGCGTCCCGTCAGGTGGACTCTCTTCTTCTTTTCAAGTGCTGCCATTTTTTTGGCCTTCCTTTCATTGGTCCGGGTACGATAGACCCGGAACTTGACCAGGCGCTTTTCGTAGATGTACTCCACGCGCCCGTAACATTCTTTCCCGGTCCGCTGCCCGCAGGTGAATTCGACGAAGTGCAGTATCTCATCGACCTTGATGCACTCGTTTTTTCCGAGCAGCAGCGTGTTTTCCCGTCCCTCTGCCACGGCAGCGAACGGTCCCGGTTCTTTTCGGATCAGGTACACTATGGGAATCCTCCTCTCTTATCATGCGATAGAACATGTACGGGAAGCCGTACGCCGTATAGCCGTACTGCACGGGCTTTTCGATGTAGTAGCCCTTCTTCGGTTTTGGGTCCCGCCACGTCTTCGACTGTATGACTTGTTTTTCGACCTTCGGTTTACGGAGGTTGCGGCTGCACCGATAGCGCGAACGCTGGCAGCGTTCCTTCTGGCAGTACGTTTCCCGCGTCTCTTTGACCAAATAATTGGCGACCCGTTCCGCATCTTCCGGCGCGCCGTCATAAAAGCGGAATGCCTTGTACGGGATCCGGCCCCACTTCCAAAGCGCCTGGTACTCCCGACGTCCCCAGCCTATGTTGTTGACGAGCAGGTGATGGTGGTTTCGGTGTCCCTGGCCTTCACTCGTGCCGATCCATTTCAATTCGTGCCCCGCTGCCCGGTAATGCCGCCGCAGCGTGAGCAGGAAATTGTCGAACCGTCGTTTCGCTTCTTCTTCCGTCGGTTCCTCCCCTTCGTAGGTCAGGTCCAGGCGGATATCATCTTCGCCGAAGTTCTCCAGGATGAGCAGTCGCAGGTTGCGGACGGAATTCTTCTCGTTCACCTTCCATTGATCCGCACAGGTCTTCTTTTCTTTCTTTGCCCTGGGCATGGACGGGGTCCGGTATCGGGACGTATGATATTTCTTTACCTCGATGACAGGTCCTGCTGTCACGGTCTCCATGACATACATGTTGTACCTCCTGCCGTCGGTCGATTGTCTGTATATTTAATACCTTTAAGCAAGTGTAAAATAGGGGCTGCCCCCTATCGGTTTTTCCTTGCTATATGTTATACTTGTAGTGTACCGACGATCTCTTTTTGCAACACAAGGACGGAAAGCGTCTCATTCTTTATGAGTGAGGCGCTTTTCTATTGCCCTCATGTCATTACGGAATTTCTCTACCGCCCGGCCGCCGCGTGTTGCCGGCAGCGGTCCGGACGCTGCGAGTCTTTCTTTGGATACTTTCTTTATGCCGTACCAGCAGGACCATAGCATAGGCCCTGCAAAGTACGGGCATGTCTTACAGTGTTCCTGGCAAATGTCCGTCTCCCTGGCCTTGCAGTAAATCCAGCTGTTCGACGGTTTGCCGTAGACGGGGCAGTTCATCGTCCCTCCAGCAGTGCGAAAAGATCTTCGCCGTCATGCTGCGCAAGGAAAGCATTGAGCGTGTACTTGCGGATGCTCTTCGATGTTCCCCGGCGCATACATGTCAAGGCCCCCGCCTTAATGAGTTTGCCGACGACGGCAGGTGACGTCCGCAGGCGCGCTGCCGTTTCATCAATGCTCATGAGGCGGTCCCCGTCGTCCGGAAAAATTCGTTCTTTCATGGCTGCCTCCTAAAATTTAATAATCAGGCGCTGGCCCGGCTGAATGTCTTCGTTGCCGCCAATGTCGTTGGCTTCCTGAATTTCCCAGACAATACGGCGGATATCATCGTGGGTACTGGCTACGCCGCCGGCAATGTCCCAGAGTGTTTCGCCCTCTTGGACGTAATGGATCTGCTGCCGTTCCATGGTCTTGACTTCCTGGCTGGCCGTATGGCCGATATACGCGCCGATGCAAAATGATAACGCCAGCCCCAGGCCTACAGTTATGATTCTGCGGGCCTTTGACTTTTTCGGCGCCGCGCTGTGGTGATCTCTAATTTCCATGACTTTCATCTGCCTTCACCTACTTTATAGGACTGCGAATCGGCAATCGTGAAAAAGTCCGGCTGGTATCTTGGGTGCGCTTTCATCCAGGCGAAGAAGACGGTTTCGATAGCGTCGTTCAGCTCGTCTTGGTCTTCTTTCGTCACATGGTCCAGCCAGCCTATGCAGTAATCCCCGGCTTCGTCGTATGCCTGGTCTTGCAGCCGGTCGAATAATTCGTCGGCAATCATCACGACGGGCCGGAACGCCTGCACCTGGCCAACCCATACCGTCGAGCAGTCCTGCTGCCGGGCATCGTCCATAGCTTCTTCCAGGGCCGCCTCTTTGCTGTCAAAGAAGACACCGTTATAGTCTTCTTCGTCTCCCAGGGCGTAGGCCCACTTATCTGTCATTTCCATTCTTATCCCTCCTCATTACCAAATCAGTCTTTCGTCTTCTCGTTCTTCTACGTCGTCGATCCAGTCTCTTACAATGGCTTCTGCAAAAATCGTGCCGTGATTTGCGGCGATAAGGTCGATGACGGCTTCGACGTAGCCCAGGGCTACTCCGCATTGATAAAGTGCCCGGTCTGTATCTCCGCCGCCTCGTTGGCAAAGCTTCTGGCAGTGGACCGAATAGCTCCAGCGATTCTTTACGCCGCGTTCTGCTTTTTCGAGTTCTTCATCTGTCATGGCGCTACCTCACAAACCACTTGGCAGCCCCGTCGATGACGTCGACGATCATAGCCGCCGGACTGTCAAAAGCGACGCTGATGTGCTTCGGCTCATAAGCCGCAAGGTCCGTAAACTCCACGGTCTTCCCGTCTTCGCTCAAAATCAAACTGGCATTGACGCCCGCTGCTTCCAGCGCCTTCTGCAAATACGCCAGCACTTCTCTTTTCTGTTCCATCTGGGCCTCCTTTTCTTACTCATCGTCATCGACGAATAAGTCGTCAACGTCGTACACCGTTACCGAGCTAATCTTATCCACAAGCTCTCCTGAATTAGTATTCAGGACGATAGCGTAAACACCGCCGCCGTACTGCTTGACGAATTTGTTGTGGAGATCAGCCAGCGTCAACCCAGCACCGTTTGTATTAGAGACAACCATGACCGTTTTGTTGACGCGGTCGTAGTCAAAGTCAATGTGGATTCGTTCTTTTGCCATCGGTGCTGTCTCCTTTTACATGTTCGTTACCATTTACCATATACGCCCTTAAAATCTACTAAAAGTAGAATTATGTGTTAAAAAAATTGATATTGTCATAAGGCATATTCAAGTATTCCGAAATCATTTTTGCCTGCTTAATGGTGGCAAGTTCCGGGTGCTTTTCAATCTTACGATATGTCTGTACGTGAATATGCAAGTAATCAGCCATATTCTGCTGACTTTTTTCTCTTAACCTTCTGGCTTGCGATACACTATAAGTCATATGCGCCGCCTCCTTTCATAATTATCATAATCTACTTTAAGTAGAATGTCAATATTCTGTTGTAGATTATTTTCTACTTTTTGTTGATTTGTTTCTACTTTTACGGTATCATAGAAATAGATTGAGGAGGTGTTTTATCAGCATGTCTATCAGTAAAAACATTAAATTGTTGCGTGAAAAATACCGCTTGTCTCAAAAGGAATTAGCTGCTATCGCCGGTGTCAGTGACAAAGCAGTTTCCACCTGGGAACGCGGGCTAAAGGAGCCACGCATGGGGGCTATTCAAAAAATAGCCGACCATTTCGGTATCAAGAAAAGCAACCTAATTGAAGACGGCGGCATTCAATCAATAACGCTTGCGTCCAAGTCTTCTATTGAATTTACCCAAGATGAAGTAGAGATAATAAAAAAGTACCGCCGTCTTACTCCAGAGGGTAAGAAGACAGTACTAACCATTCTAGATCTACAATACGCTGCCGTCGCACCAAAGGTTAAGAACGACAAGGCAATCTAATTATTGTTGATTTCATTGAAAAGGAAGTGTAAAAAATGGCTCTAATTTTTTCTGCAATTTTAGCTATCATTGGCATCATTGGTTTTATTACGAATGGCTATGTAGTATCTGCTGTTTGCGGATGGTTAGCAGGAATACTAATGTTAATTGGTATGCGCGATCATTTAATTCAAACTCTTTTCATTGAAGCTATCATCGCCGCTGTTGTCCGCTTCTTCTTTGTTCATGTCAGCAATTCGTTTTTCATTGCTTGGGGAATCTCCCATTCTATTGCCGTCCTTGTTTTTGGCATCCTATCTTTCTTGTTCACCTTTCTTCTTATTCACGACAGGAGATGATTTATTATGCTAAAAAAGCTGCTGCTTGCAATGTCGGCCTGTTTTATTTTATCTACGACCGCTTCTGCTATGCAAATTTCAACAGAAACATATAACGTCTTTCCTTTGTATCCCAACAAAATTAAGAAGATAGATGTTAGCTACGGAATAACCGTGATTGAATATCAGGAACGTCATCTTGCTTTTTATAGTATTGATGATTTATCTACAGAACATGGGCGAGATATGGCCGTAAGCTATCAATATTTCCCCAAAAATGCAAAGGCCCCATATACTCATGTTCTCAATAAGTGGGTTGCTTCTGCAAAGGCATCTCTTAAAGACAAGGAGCCAGACGCTATCGTCATCCCCTATCCAGAGAAAAACGGTATGCTAATTTTACATCAGAAGACCGTTGAAGGCTTGTATCTATTAGACGGCGTTATATATAAAACTTCTATAGACGCGGAAGGAATGCCGAACGCTATGAAAGAAAAGTTTGCCGCTTCACTTATTAATACAGTTACCCCGCAATAAAAAAATCCCCCGCCGCGCCCCATTTGCGGCAGGGGATTCAAGATGAAGCTGCTTTTTGTTATTTCGCCAGAAAGGACAATTCCGAAAAAAACAGTTAAGCGCTTCTTGCTTATTGCTGTGTACAACAAGCCTGTTACCATTCTACCATATACGTCCTCTCTTTGAAAGGGAGGATTTCAAATGTTTGTTCGTAAAATTAAAAATCGTTGGTACTATACCATTAATGAAGTCGATCAGTACGGCGTCCGTCATAAGCATGAACATTTCGGCGGCTTCACCCGTGCCGAAGCCTGCCGGGCCTATCGCCTGGCCATGGCCGAACAGGACCGGACCGGGAAATACTTCGAGCCGTCGTCGATGACTTTTGCCGCGTTCCTCCAGGAATGGTTAGAAAAATACGCCCGCCATTACCTGAAACCGAACACGATAGACGCCTACGACGCAGCCATCCGCAACCACATTGTCCCGACCTTCGGCACCCGGAAGCTGCGCGAGCTGACCACGGCCGCCTTCCAGGATTGGGTTCTGGAATTGAAAGAACAGTATTCTAAATCGACGGTCAAAAGTATTATGAGCTGTCTTCGTTCGTCCCTGCGCTGGGCTGTCGCCAACCGTCACTATTTACTCACCAACCCCATGGACAACGTCAAACTGCCGCCGTACCGGACGCCCCCGAAAAAGCCGGAAGTCTTTACGCCCGAAGCTATCCAGGCTATTTTCAAGCAATTTCCCGCAGGGCACCCGATTCACATGCCCTGCGTCTTGTCCTACTACACGGGGATGAGACTGGGAGAGTGCCTGGCCCTCACCTGGGACAACATCGACATGACGGCCCGTACCCTCCGCATCACCGGCACGGTCTACGACAAAAAAGGCCTGCCGAAGATCACCACCGCGAAAACCATATCGTCGGCCCGGACCATTACCTTTGGTTCCAAACTCTACGCTGAATTAAAAGCTCAGAAGTTGTGGCAAGACAAAAACCGCTTCCAGGCCGGCCCCTTTTACCGTGAGAATCCGCAGCATAAATTCGTCTGCACCATGGATGACGGCCGCCAGATGACGAGCAACAACGTCAAATACTTCGGCATGTGGTGCAAAAAGCACTTCCCCGGCACGAGTTTCCATTCTTTCCGCCACACCCACGCCACCATGCTAATTGAACACGGTCTGCCCCTGGACTACGTTTCCAAACGTCTGGGTCATTCTTCGATTTACACCACGGCGAACGTCTACGACACCATCACCGAAAAGCGCGAAAAAGCAGCCGTCGACGCCATGGAACAATTTCTGTAATTGAGAACAAAACCGCCCCGCCTTCCGTCCTGGAGAGCCGAGGACGGAAGAAAGGACGGAAGAATCCCCGCAAGCCGCGCGGGGCCTAGGAGTTGCGTTATCGTTAAATTATCGGAAGTAATATTTCCATTTCAAAGTGGAAAGTTTTGTGAAAAATTTTGATGATTTGATGAAAAACGATGCCCCGTAGGCATAGCTATAACTATATCCGCCCTCAGCATTGGGTATTTTATCCGAAATGTGTGTCGGTTCTATGAGAA